ATGAAAAAATTCTTACTATTCGCTTTCGCGGCCGTAATGCTGGGATTCGCGGGATGCAACGACGATGAGAACAAGGACAACATACCTCCCACTTTGAGGGAATACGAAGCTCCCGTATTCATGTACGGCAAGACACGGGAGGAAGTGAAAGCTTCGGTGCCCTACGCCTACAGCGGAGCATCGGAAACCTCGCTGTATTTCGAAGGCAAGGGCATCGTTAAAGAGTACATATATATATTCGAAGACGACAAAGTATATTCCTGCGGATCGATACTTTCAGACCTGTACATCGACGACCTGCACACCTACCTCTCGCAGCTGTACATCTACCTCGAATACCGTCCGGGACAAAGAATGTACGTATATGAAAGCGAAGACAAATCGCTGAGCATCGGCCTCTATCCCCTCAACGACGGTCTGGCGGCAGTAGAATACCTGAAAAACTGACCCTCGGGATCAGCCGGGAAAACTTCCGACGGAAGCGTCCGAACTCCGCCCATAAAAGACATACTATCAAACAAGAAACAGCCGCATGAAATCATGCGGCTGTTTCTTGTTTGGTGGAGAATACGAGGCTCGAACTCGTGACCTCTTGCATGCCATGCAAGCCTATACCAATCCGATATAACATACTAACATCTTCTATTATAGCCGCTTACAAACACACATCACCGCAATAAATTTCAAAGCGTAAAACATTCGAAAATCAAATGCGGAATTTCGCCCATTTGACGGCATCCCACGCCGGCACAAAGATAGAACAATTTATTTCCGTATCGTTATAAATTCTGCGTCGATAATTTCGGCGTGCGGGTTGTGGTTGACGATGGACTGGTCGCGGGACTTTACGCGCTTCGTGCGCCAAAGAAACCCGAGGAACCGGGCGTACTGCACACGCTCCACATAGGTAATCCGGTCGCGGCTGTTGATCTCGGCCTTGTAGCTATTATCGGGGAAAATGCAGCACGAGAAATCGAGCCATTCGTCGTGATGCTCGGCGCACCTTGCCGGAACCTCGGCGGCCCTGTCGGGTGTGACCTCGACAAAAACGGTATCGCGGGCCTTGCCCTGCAACTTGTAAATGGTCTGCTGCTGTATCTTGGTCAGTTGCTCCAACTCCTTTTTCTTAACGCCCATGTCGCGGATTAACGCGGCATCGTCGGCGCGGTACCGCTCCAACTCCGCCACCCGCAGCTGCAATTCGCCGACTCTAACGGCCTGCTCGCCGCTTTTGGTTTGATAACGTTCCACCTCGCTCAGCAGTACCTCGGTGTTGTTGTGGTATGCGTCCCGCTCCCGCCGCAATTTTTTGTTTTGATGGATCAGGAAGCCAAATGCCGTAATCACGGACAGCGCTACCAGCGCCACGATCAGATACTTTTTCATACTTTCCCGAAATAACGGATCCAGTTGAACGATTTGCGGCCGCGAATATACTGGTTATCTCCCTCGTTGGCGTGCGCCTCCATCTCGAACATGGATGCGTAATAGGCCGTGTCCGCCGCTGCGGTCGCGGAGAGCTTCCGCCGCACGGTGTTGTACACCCACGAAATCCCCGCCTCAACAAAATAGATGATGTAGTAGAGCAGGAGCGCCACGACGAATGGCCAACCGCCCCACCCGAACGCCAAAGAGAGCATCAAGGCGGCAAGCAGTGCGACGGCCGTAACCTCCATATACTGCTCGACGTGGATGGCCTCGTGGTTCACTGCTTTTGAACTCAACGGCTGCGCCTGTTTGCGCTTCGTGCAGATGAAACCGAAAATCATAGCTGTTTCGTAATCTTTCCGCCATAACAGCAGGCGGGCCAACAGGTTGTTGTAATAGATTTTTCTCATGGCTAAAGTGATTTTACGATGTTTGCCACGGTGTCGATCACCGAGGCCATAATAGCGGCGTAATTCGGCGCCGTGGCGTATTTTGCGCCCGTGTTGTCCACCAGGCGGCGGGCGTACTCCTTGGCATCACCCCGGTAGGGCCACGCATCGGCGTACATCGGTTTCTTCAGCAGCGCCAAGTGATCGTCGAGGCACGCGTCCACGGTCGGGTATACACGGAAAAGGCGATACACGCGATATTTGTACCGATCGGGCGCAACTTGCTCGACCGACACAACCCGCTCGGGAGCCTTGAACGCCACAGTCGGGGTCTTGAAATACTCGGTTGTCAGCTCCAGCGACACGTCGCCGGTCCAGCTTCCTTTTGTGATCCCAAAAATGTTGTTACCGATCCCTCGGATTTCCCAGCCCGTTTCCAGCGCCGCCTGCGCGGTTACGAATAGGGGGCTGACGCCGCCGGCCTTGGCCAGTCGTTCCGCTGCCGGGTACACTTTTTTGACAAATTCGATTTGTTTGTTGTTCATTGTTGTTCGTGGTTTTTATTATGTGTTTTCTCTTGTGATCCGAAAGGCGGCTCCCGATCGGGACAATTTACTTTACAGCACTTGTACAGAGTAAGCACGGCCTTTTGCGATGCCAGCCCGTCGAGTTGAGAGCGCATGTTGCCGATCGTTTTATAAAGCCCCTCGATTTTGTCACTTTGGGCATCCACTTTCTTTTCCGATCGCTCGAACAGTTCTTTCCACTGCGACGATACGGTGGACTCATTGGCTAACTCGGCCGCCCGTTTCTTGTGCTTGCGGTCGAAAAAAATACCTATGCCACCGCCCGCGCTGATTGCGGCGATCGCCGCACTGATGATTGTCGTCCAATCCATATTTGTCGTTATATTTTATTCCGATAAGACCGCTGGATCGTCCGAATGGCAAAAACCGACTCGTCAAACCGTTGGCAAAGACCGAACGGTCAAATCCAGGGCATAATAGTTTATTGTTCTCTAAAAAACGGCGGTATTGCGATCATATCGCCAGCAGTAAAAAAAGACCGCTGGATCGTCCAAGTGGCAAAAACCGACTCGTCAAACCGTTGGCAAAAACCGAACGGTCAAATCCAGGGCATAACGGCTATTAGTCAGTTAAAACAGCATATTCCAATTTCCCGTAGGATGCACTACATACTACCTTAAATTCCTTGATCTCACTCACCTGAATCCCATTTTTGAATGCCGCAAATCCGATGTTTTTTATCATAAAATTTTTATAATCCGGGTTAGGGCTGTCAGGTTTGTCAAAATCTGCCTTTTCGATCTTGTAGGTTAAGCCCAAGCAAAGCCGGGTGGTTTCCAGGCCCGAGTCGTACCAAAACATCCAGCCTACAATGTGCCCAAAACTTGCTCGGGAGTTATTGTAGATTAATGTCGATTCCTTGAATTTTTCTATGCCAAACTCAGTTATCGCTTTGTCGAGCGATTCGTTTCCAAATTCAAGGGCAAAATCTGCCTGCCCGATAGATACCCCATGCTTGGGATGCCTCCAGGTCTTGGATATTTTACGCGTCGATCCAGTAGGACCGCTCGCAAACTTGTACCGCCCTTTTGTCCGGCGGAAAAGATAAATTTTATAGTCGGCAACATTATCCGCGTCGCCCACGCCGTAAAGCGATATTATCGGCCACTTACCTTTATCCTCAACGTCGCCGGTTTTATAGTTGTCAATGGTGAGCGTGATGGGGTATTTCGGGGCTTCCGTTGGGGTTTTTGCCATACCGGCGCCGCTGATCTCCCACGAACCTTTGATGGTCATGTATTCGGTTTTCTCGATCGGCTGCCGAACCTTGCGGGCGAACAAACGGCCATCGGTTGTCAGCAGCCCAAATTCGGCGATCGACTTTCCGGCGGCGTCCATGTAGCCAAAGGTGAAGTTGAAGCGCACGGTGTCGGGCGCGGGGTACTCGACCGTCTGCACATCGACGATAGTGGGGTCGGTTATCGACGTGTCGTTCTCGGTCGGCGCGGTTCCGTTCGTTCCCGCCGCGACCTTTGAAATGGCCGCATTTGGCAATCCTGCCAGCGCCTCGGCGGCGATCTCATAGGCCCCGTTTACGATTTGGTTGCTTTGTTGCAGGCTCCACAACTCACGTCCCTGCTGGTCGTAGGCGATCAAATGCAGGACGCCGTCTATTGGTTTTACGATCTGCTTCATAATTAGAAATCTGTACGATTGTTTGACCCTATTACAAAATATCCAATATTCGTTTTAGCCAACATAAGGCTTACATATCCACCTTGTGAGACAAGGATTATATTGTCGGATTTATAACTATGACCTTTAAACTCACTTTTTACTGATACATTAACAGTAATAATATCGCCATCCGATATAATTATAACAGGAATTATCGCAGGCATTTGGCTGAATTTTACTTTGTCGATACCGATGTCGCCGCAATTTATTTCCAGGTCTGCATTATTACCTGACGATGTTGCATTCGTAATATTAACTATCGTTGATTGCCATTTTCCATTTGCGGTATTATATGTAAAAAGATCAGTTATCGGAATTGTGAGAATGTTGGATATGCTGATATTTTTAATACCTTCCACAACACACGGCGCTAAAGTCCTTTCAAGTAGCTCCGCAGTTATTGCATTTTTCTGTATGACCCGACCGGTGATTATTTCGTCGGCGAAAATGCTCTCATCGTTCAATGATTCCTCTGCGATTTGGGACGCTGTAATAGTTTTATCGGCTATATTTGCAGCGGTAATCTTTTTCGCGCCAACCGTCGGACTCGGGTACGTACCGGCGAGATCACCACCGGCGATCTCGGGGATCAAGTCTATCACCTTGCCCAAAAACTCTCTGATCTTCGGCTCGGTGATCTCGCCCGTGTCGTTGTTCGGGAAATACTGCTCAAGCAGCCCCTTTAAGTCCTCTTTTTTTGCCATATTCTTGCCTTTTTATTTGAATCCACGATTAAACCCCGCCGAGAATGCACGTCGGCGGGTGGTAACTTCAACATTCAGCCAGTCGTTGGTGTTGAAGACTATTTCGCTGGCCTCGATTCTCTGATAATAGCCTACTTCGACCAGGTGCGACCGCTCATTTTTATAGAACTCGACGAACAGGTGTATTTTTCGGCTCTCCTCGGCGGTGATGTGGCGGCTATCATCCGCCTCAACGAATACGCGGAACCGCGCCCAGTCTTCGGGGCTTTCAGGGCCGCCGGGCAGAGCCGTTACGCCCTCCTCCAAAATGACGATCGGGAACCCCACCGTGCGGCATGCCTCACGTATCGCCCACGGCGTGCCGATGAACTTGTGCAGCGCGATGGATTTCTTGATGATGTCCCGTTGCTGCTGCTCGGTCTCGGCCATGCCAAACCCCTGCAGGCCGTCGATGTCGAACTGATCGGCAAGGTACGGCAAGACGCTCGGGGCTACCGTGTCCACCAAGTATGGCAGAAATTCCGATAAGTCCCAGTTGTCCCACCTATCGGCCACCAGTTCCGAAAAGGCCCTCGCCAGTTCGTTGTCGGAAATCGCGCTTGCTATGACGTTTTTATCATCCACGGTTAAATCCTGTTACGTTCACGGTGATGGCCGTGCAGTTTGGAAATTGTTCATCCGATATGATCAGGTTCGCGGCGGGCGCAACGACCGTAACGTCGTACACGTTGGCCAGCCGACACGTTTGGGCTATGTGCGACCGTATAATGTCCAATCCGAGTTTTTCACGCTTCGCCGTGGCATACTCTTCCAAGGCGCTGGAGATACTTTCCCGCTCGGTCGCGGCATCGGCGCCGTCGTACAGCACCACGTCCACCGTGATCGCGTAATCTTCACGTTCTGGCGCCGACACAATCACCGTGTCCGTGAGCGGTCGCACATTCTCGGCGCTGCACACGTCGTACACATCCGTGATCACCTGCGCGGGTGTCTCGTCAACCTCGGTCAGCGGAACGATCAGCACGGTGCCGGGCACCGGTGACGACACCGACACGTCGGTAATCATGGCGTTGGCACTTTTCGCGTAAAACTTGTAGCTCGATCGAGAGCCGGCAGACGAATATTGCGATGGCGCCAGCTTGATGCGCTCGCGGAGCTGCTCGTCGCTTTCCACGTCGGACCCGCCGCCCGTGACGTCGATATTCTCCACCGTCGACACGAACGCCAGCGGGTCCAGTATTTTGTTGATCGTCCCGATGGCATACCCGTTCCCCTCCTTGCCAGCAACATCGGCCAAAACAGCTAATTCTATGGTCATAGTGGTGGGCGCGATCACGGCGTCGTCTACCGTTCGGAATATCGCCACGCCGTCGCTGCTCGATACGCGGGTTCCCTCGGGGATCAAGACGGAGCCATGGCCCGCAACAAGGGTGAAGCGGACGGTGCACCCCGCGCTGGCCGCCGGAAGACGCTCTACGGCGACCAATCCCGCGATGTAGTCGAGGATCGGCGCCGTGCTGAACTGGTAGAGCATTTGCCGCATGCCCGCGTTAAAGCGGTTCACAAGTAGCGTTTCGCGGAACACCACGAAATTGAGGATCAACTGCTCGACCTGTGCGGGTTGCAACTCACGCCCCAGCAGCTCCTCCAATTTTGCCTTGCTCTCCGCCATGATCACGGCAGGATCCCGTTCCACAAATGTGGGTGTGTTGGTGTCAATAGCCATTATATGATCGTTGTTATCGTTATCTGTTCTGCCGATCCGACCACCGTGCCCTCGATCTTAAAAACCGTATGGACGGCATCGTTGCGGCTCGCGGTGATGCGGGTTACTTCAAGGCGCTTTTCCCACCGGCCGATGGCCGTGGTCGCTTCGTAGATGATTTTTCCCAACACCGATGGCAGGGGTTTATCTAAATATTGGTACACGTTGCTGCCGAACTCCGGGCGCAATGGATCGCTGCCCGGGATGGTCGTCAGGATGATATTGATGGACTGTACAATATCATCCACCCCCTCGACGATCGCCGCCGGATCGTCCATGCTGACCTGCCAGTTTCGTGTGTCGTTCGGTGCAATCATACGGCGCTTGCGGTTATGGTTCCCGTTACTGGGCCGGCGGTATTCGCCAGCGTGATCACGGCGGTATTTACCCCCTCGACGATCGCGGCAGCCACCGCGTTCGTGATGGACTCGGCGATACGATCGGCGGACGCCTCGGGGTTATCTGTTTTGTCTCGTTCGGCGAGCATGGCGGCCTTGATCGCCGCTTTCAATGCTGATTTCTGTACGGGCATACGCTTATGGTGTTGGCGGTCCCGACACGCCTGTACTGGTCGGGTGCTTGTGTGTTGTTAATTTTATTTTCTGCGTTCCGGCGGTAACTTCAACGCTGGCGGTGATCTCCCCGGTAACAGTGGTGTCGCCCGTGATGTTCACCTCACCCTCGACGTTCAATTTTTTGCACGCGATCGACAGCTCGGAATCCGGTGCGTTCACGCTCAACTTATGCGCCTTGGCATCATAGAACACCTCGGCGCCGTCAGCGTATTTTACGCCCATAGTGTCAGGTCCAGCCCAGTCGGGTGGTGTGTCCGTATCGCTCCAAAGTACCAATACAATGGCGCCCTGCTCGCAATTCTCGTCCATTGAACACAGCACTTGCGCATTTACCTCGACCGGTATCCAGTGCTTCGTTTTGTAGGTAGCCATAGACGGGATGGCCAGCCAGCCGGAAACGATCTCGTTCTCGTCGAACGAAACACGCGCATAGCCCAGGTTCTCACCCTCGCCGATCTCTGATATTATACCCAGCCGAAACATACCTATACCTCTATTTTTCTAATTGTCGCCGTGGTTACGTACCCGCTTGAATTATCGAGGTCATGAGCCGACGATACCACATGCCACTTTCCGGAAAACTTGCCGATGCCAGTCAGCTCGATATTGATCCCCGCTACCAGCTTGACATTCCCCGCAACGGTGATGCTCCCCGTTATTTTGTCCTTGTTTTTTTCTTTCAACGCACCCTTGGCCTTGGCTTGGGCCTGCGTCTCGTTCTCTACCGTAACGTCTCCCTGCCACGTGTCTTTCGACAATGTGCCCTTGCCTCCCTCTTGGTCTGACGGCTCGATCTTCCATCGCCGGACGCTGTTGGTCTTCATATTGCGGGTCGCCACGACAGCCCCGCCAAATACTTGGCTCGTTTTGTCAGTGAACGACGCCCGGCTCAATTCGTTTTTGTGAATGGTCATCACCACGGGCTGAGACTCCAGTTCCTCGGTGTCCATAAACACAAGTTGATCGCCACGAACGGAAAATACGATCCCGTACTCTCTGGCCAGCCTGCTTAAAAATGCGAGGTCTGTCTGCTTCTCCTGCGTCTTGCGCTCGACTTCTATCTTTTGCAGGTCGCTGACATTGCCCACGAGCTTCAGCCCGTGCTTCGTCGCAAAGTATTGGGCGATCTGCTTCAACGACTGCTTTTCGAACGCCTTGCTGTTCTTCGAGCGCAGCGCCTTGGATATAGCGGCACCGATAGCTTTGATTGCAACCGTATCGGGCGGGAACTCCAGCCCGATCTCGTCTATCTCAAAGAGTCCACAATCCAGCGGAGCGTCGGGCGTGCCGATCGACACCTCCAGCGTGTCGCCTTGCTCGGGATACCATCCGTTTTTCCAATGGTCAGTGGTATCTTCGAACGTCAGCGTCAAATCGTCACTTTCCGCCTCCTCTTTGTCTGCATACGACAATCGGGAGAGATAGGGCGACACGTCGGCGGTTACGTTCTTACCATTGACGGTGATTTTCGCAATGACTTTCTCTAACGTTTCCATGGCGGCAGGTCTGTATTTACGTGCATATCGCTGTCTTCGACGATCGGGATCACCAGCACCGTGCCCAGCGGGAAGACCGCCGTAAGCGGTATGAGCGGGTTGGCATCCGATATGATGGCGATCCCGTCCATACTGCCGTAAAACTTGGCAGCGAGCAGATCGATCCGGTCTCCCTCAACGGTCGTATAGTTGAAACTTGACATTTAATTGCCTCCCTCTTTTGTTCCTGCGAACCCCGCTACCGGCGTGGCGCTGGTCGTTACTTTTTCCGCGCTGTCGGACAACTGCCCGACATTCATCTCCAGCACCGACACATCCACCACGTTGTCGATTTTTGCGAGGTTGCTGGCATATGCAATCGCTTCGTCCAATGATGTGGGCAAGTCGCCAGCGCGATCGATTATTTTCTTTGTTGCCGCGACTTTCGTTTTGGCCGACGCATAGAGTCCTTGCGCATCGGCGGCCAGTTGCTGGACCTCGCGCACCCCGCGCTTAAGGCTGGTGGTCCTGCTTTTCACCTTAGCAATCGACTGCTTCATTCCGCTAACCTTTTCCTTGGCTGCGGACACGTCGTTGGTTATACCTGTGGCGGGGCTTGGAGCCGACGCAACAGGCGCCACCGCGATCGGCTTCTGACTACTCAGCGCCCGCCCTGTCGGGGCTGCTTCCTCTTCGCCGGGACTCTCCAGCAAATTCACGGTGACGGTTGCCAGCTCCACCCATCCATCCGCCGCGCACTGCTGGTTGGCGATGTCCAAGCTCGTAATAACGAATTTCCCGACAATTCGCCCGTCTCCGGTAATGTACGGCAGCACCTCGAAAGCGTGCATCGACGCTTTCAACGCATATATCTCGGCCTGCGGATCACAAAATTCTGATGAATATGTGATTGTCAGGCTCAACTCCCGCAGCTCGGCACCAGTCGGCTGGATGGCGTCTTTGTCATTGACACGAGGGATTTGGCCGTATTTTACGGCATCTGCCTCGCTGGTCGATACGGGAGTTTTCAGCCCTTGAAATATGTGATCTCCGAGTTGTGCAAACATGGGTGCCAGCTATTACGCAAAGGACAAACGTGTCTTGTTTTCTTCATATTTACGAATCAGTTCCATGATCTCGTTCGCATGCTGCTTCAGCATTTTTCCGAACTCGTCCCGCACCTCCTGCGTAGTCGATCCGGCGAATGTGATCTGCGGGGCATAGGTAATGGACGGGCCGGTATTCCCGCCGCCTACAATGGTCGAGGTATTCACCGTGCTGGATTGCATCGACTGCGTGATTCCACGGGTCGCTTGCATGGCCACGCCCTCGGTAGCATTTTCGACGATTGCACCCCCTCGATCAAGGCCAACGACCAGCCCCTGCGTGATATTCAGACCATATTCGGCGAACAAACGGGATGGGGAATTGATACCGAGAATAGACTTGAAGCCGTTGGCAATCCTACGGCCGATATTCTTCATTCCCTCGACAATCTTATCGACCATAGAGGTTATTCCATTCCAAAGCCCTTGCAATAGGTTTTTGCCCCACTCATAAAAGCGGGGGCCGAGGTTCTCGAAGAACGTCCCCACATTCTCCCACGCGCCGCGCATCCATTCGACGGGTTGCAGGTTGCTGAACCAGTCTTTGATCCCTCCCCATGCGTTCGAAATGCCGCTCTTGACGTTACCCCAAAGGTTAGAGAACCAGCCTTTCACTGATCCCCATGCCTTTTGCACTCCCTCGCGGGCCTTGCTGATGGTATTTTTGATGCCATCCCAAGCTTTCCCCGCACCGGCCTTGATCCTGCCCCACAAGTTCGAGAACCAGCCCGTTACAGTGCTCCACACCTTTTTGATCGCTTCCCACGCTGCTTTGAATATCCCGACGATAGCGTCCCACAACTTTTTAAACCATGCGGCCACCTCGTCCCAGTACTTGACCAACAATACCACGGCTGCGATAATCGCCATGATACCGGCGACAATCCACACCACTGGACACCCGTACAAGGATGTATTAAATACCCACTGGCCGGCGGCGGCGATCTTCGACCAAACGGAGAATAACGCATATTGCATACGAAACAACAACATGCCGTTTTTGTACTCGCTGACGATTTTGGTACCAATTTTTATGGAATCAGACACTATTCGGAATACCTTACCGAACTGCCCGACGATGAACGTCACGCTACCGATCGCAAGGGCAGCCGTGCCTAATATAGCGATCCATTTACCCGTGGTCATCGCTATATTGCCGATTGTGGCGGCCAGTTCGGGATTTTCCTGTACCCATTTTGTTATCTTATCGATAACCTTTGATATTTTTTCGGTTGCCGCCGACAATGCTGGGATCAGTGCTGCACCTAACTGTAACTTAACGCCTTTGACCTGCTCTCCGATATTTTCGAGTTGGTCGCTAAATGCGTCGCCCTTGGCAATCATCTCGTTACTTAACGCAAGTCCCAAACGCTCGGCTTCGGCGTAAAACGCTTTTAGACCGGCCTTGCCATCGTTCAGCATAGGGATCAGATCGGCACCCGACTTGCCGAACAATTCAACCGCCAAAGCGGTCTTTCCGATGCCGTCTTCGGTATTATGAAAAATATCGGCTACATCCTCGAAAATCTCGTTCGGCTGGCGGAGATTACCCGCACTGTCTTTGATTTTGATACCGAGATCCTCGAACGTCTGCATGTACGTCTTATTTCCGCCGGTAGCTTCGGCGACCATTCTGTCGAACTTCACTAACGACGCGGACAATTTTTCAGTTTCGACCCCTGACATCCTACCGGCATACGCAAGTTTTTGGAATGCCTCTACACCGATCCCGGCTCCCCGGGCCATATCGTACATATCACCGGCGTAATCGGCTGTCGATTTTCCAACGGCCAAAATACTACCTCCGACGGCTGCGCTCGCGCCCAGCATGACGGTTCCTGCTTTCGTCATTGAGCGACCTATTTTGCTTGTGGTACGCTCGAATGCAGAAAGTTTGTCCGTCGATTTTTTGACGGCCTCGTCTATAATGCGGCTCATTTTATCCGTTGCAGACAAAATGAACGCTAATTTCAGAGTGTTGGCTGCCATGTGTCGTTATCGCTTTTCGATGCCGGATAATACCACCCGGCGGGGTGTTGTGATCTCTTTTTCGTAAATCTCGACTGCGCGGTCCAAGTAGGCAAAATAATCTTCCACGATCAGATCGAGAACGCCATCTATTCCGCCGCCGGTAAAATGGGCTAAAAAAACAATGTCCGAGTATGGAATTTGTCTAATTAGCGCCATCGCACCGGCAGCGGTCCTTACTCGTTTTTTGAGTTGGCCCCCTCAACCTCTTTTTTTGCATCGGGGAAAAGGAACTCGGTGATCTTTTCCAACTCCTCGGTGGTAAAGCCATCCATCAGATCGTCGTAAACGATCGGCTGACCGTTCACGAGAATTTTGGAGGCCATCAGGTGCATGCCGCGTTCGGCATCTGTGAGGCTCTTGTTGTTGGTCAGCTCCATCTGCTTGCGGACCGTGATGCCGATCTCGGCGATCTCGGTGTTGGCGTCGAGCTGGAGCCGCCGCCGAACTGACAAATTCGGCTTGCGATTCAGTGCTTGCTGTCCCATTACAATCCAAGGTTTTGCCTACGTTCGGCCAGCAAGTCCTCGCCGCCGACTTTGTAGATGTTATTGATTACGTCGATTTCGACGATCTCCTCACCGTCTATTTCCAACTTATAATACTGGACGGAAACGGTGGACTCCAGTTCGGTGTCCTCCTTGGCCTTGAACGCGCCACCGGGGAGTGTCTTGGAGTACCCGCGTATGTACATCACGATGGGCTTCTCCTCCGTGATTCCCGTGTTGTCGTATTCCGCTTTGCTGGAACGGATCATCAGGTCCACGGGCTTGAGGAAATTTCCGAAAGCTTTCTGCGCCTCGTTGTCCGGATACGTCCATTTGATCGTCGTTTCGAGTTTATCGAACCCGTTGAAAAACTCGGCCGAACCGATCATGCCCATAGCCTTGTAATCGGTCATAAGGGCCGTGATGGTCGGGGCGGTGATCTCCGACGCCAGCCCGTGTTTGCTGGCATTGTTCACATAGACGTTTGCGTCGTAAACTTTTGCGATATTCATGGCTATTCGATGGTTGAGAGTTTGTTAAGGTCGATTTTGTGGTCGAACGTCATGCGCTGCATGGGCACGGCGGGCGTCCACTCGTTGGAAAACGTGACGTGGCCCTGCGCCAGCTCGGTGACGGGGTTTTTCGCAGGGTCGAAAAAGCACTGACCGTAAACGATCTTTCCCTCCGCCATCAGCCGGTTGTAGTACTGGTTCACGGTGTTGCGAACCAGGTCAATGTCGGCCTGCTTCACCTGCTTGACGTCGATAAACGCGGCGCTGGCCATCGTGATCGATCGCTTCATGATCATCAGCGATCGGCGGACGCACTCGAACGCCTCGGGGGTGGTAGTGCCGGGGAACGCAGCGGTGTAGTTGCCCCATTCCACGATACCGTTGCCGTACATGTTGACAACCGTCGTGATGCCTTGTGCATTCAGCAGGTTGGCCTCACACGTTTTATCCGAGAGCGCGAACGTGATGGGTACGTCGGTACCCTCGATCCCCGTGTAGGCGTGGTTAGAGGATGACACATGCCAGCCCTCGGTCAAATCGACCTTGGCCCGCAATCCCGCCGCATAGGCCGACACCGGCATCGTGAGGTATCTTTCCCCAGCCTCCTCGGCGTCCGGATTGTACTCCGGGTTGGGAACAAGGACGTGAGGGAAAAGGAGTTTCTGCCCCGCCTTGAGCGTGGCAAAATCACCCGACGCACCGCGCGACTCGATAGCTTGGGTGAAGCCCCAGCCGTCTGGCGTGTCGATATATGCCATCGCCTCGGTTTTCTCGGTGATGACGATCAACTCCTGCTTCACCGCATCCAGTGCGGAATATCGCGGCGCGATGTAGATCATCGGCTCGAAACCGTACTTGTTTCCTGCGGTCTCAAACAGTTTGAGACCCGTGCGCTCGCCCGTTTCGGAAATCGTGCCCACGATGTCGGCACCGGTGATTTCGGCGGTGGCGTCCTTTACCTTGACGACGAACACCAAGGCGCTGCCGGCGGTGCTGTCTTGCATGCGGATCGCTTTCAGTGCTTCGGGAATGGTCCCTTGTGTGCCAAATGCGGCATCGTCCGCCGCGCTCTTGCACAACGTGAGGACATTGGTGTCGCCCTTATCCGCCGTACCAACCAGCCCGATAACCGCCGTAACGATGTCGTTCACGGGCACCACGTCACTGGCGACGTTGACGTGCTCTATACCATGTAAAAAATCTGCCATGTCATAAAATTGTTATGCCGTTACCGGCTGTTTGTAATGTCCGACTATTTCTTTTTACCGACAGCCGGCTCGGTAGTCGTCTCCGCAACCTCTTTGATTTGTCGACGGGCGACCATAGCGCGAACCGCGATGTCATTTTCCGGCAACTCGACGGTATCGCCTTTTTTCAGCGCGTACTCCTTGCGGGCCGCACCATCCTTGACGCTGAAAACAACGTAAGGACTTACTACCTCATACTTTTTCATTTTTGGGTAAATTCGTTTTCGATTTGTCTGATCGTCGGAATGTCATCGGGCCGGTCTGCCTCGACAGAATACGCGGCAAACGAAAACGTGAGCGCATACTGCCAATAGTTATGTAGGCCCGACACATAGCCGAAAGAGTTAAAGTAAATGGGCGTTTTCGCGCCCTGCATCCGATAGCCCAGCAGGCGGGATTTCGCGGCCTCATAGACATCGAAAAGCCCCAGTTTTCCCCGCCGGTTCTTCGCGCGGATGAATAGCTCGCATTGAACGGTTCCCAGTTGGGCCACGACGGCCAACTCCTCGCGCTCGGCGAACTCCGTACCATTGACCAGTACGAAAATCTGCGGTCTCTCCGTCTGACGCGGCAACTCCAGCGCCTCGATCTTGGGCAACGGCTTGACATCGACACCCGGCATCTGCAACAGCGCAACCAATTCATCCTCGTATTTTTCATAGGGCGACGACGTGTTGGTGTCTGCCTTGGTTGTTGTCAGTTGATTCATGTCTATTCTTCGCTTTCGTCGTGCGGCGTCAAATGCGCCACGTAGGTTTTTCCGTCAAATTTGGTCTCCACGGCTGTGATCAAATACTGCTTCCCTCGGATTTCGAGGTATTCGGTCGTCTCGGCATCCACGGCTTGCTTCAGCCCGACGAAATTATCCTCGTAATACTCTGCGGTGGCCGTGCTCGGCCTGTATTCGTAGCCCTCGGAGTCTCCGATCTGCGTGGGTTCGCTTGGGTCTTTGAACAGCGCCCGCCCGGGGATGTTTCCCCGATTTGAGGATAGCCAAACAGCGGGTTCGCCCATAAGGTTGGAAATGGTCGAAGACGCCATTTTGGCCATCCTGTCAAATCGGTTGTTCATACGCTCGGAGGTTATACGTTCAACTTGACCAACACCGTGGTATCGCCTGCGTCGGCAGCCTCCCAAGCGCATCCGACAGCCTTGTTATCCTCGGCCGTTGCCACAATACCGGAACCGTCGGCAGCAGCATACACCTTTTGGCCCTGTGTGATCGCGCCGGAACCTTTGGCCAACTCGTACACGCCCGTGACGTTCAACACGACGGTCTCGTCTACGGCACCGTCGGTAACGGCGACACCGGCCAAATCCCCAATTACGCGCACCTCGCCGCTTTTGATCGCGGTGTCGGCGACTTTATATTCGATGGTCTTACCATCCTGAATGAAGTTTTTCATTGTTTTGAAGTTTTAATTTTCGCTTAAAAGATGGGGCGGGTATGGTAAGCCCCGCCCCATGCGGGATGTTTGCCGTTACGCTATTTTCCCGCTGCTTTCACGATGCCACGGTAGTCGATTGCGGCGGCGCCGAAATCGCCACGGACGGCATAGTCCATGGAGTCGGTTTTGAACTCCTCTGTGCTGTCCACACGCAGACCCTCGTTGCCCTCCAGGTATGCGTAGTAGAGACTATCCACTGCATACGGGTCGGCCATCAGATACCAAGCTTTTGGATCGGTCAATCGCGGCTCGACGATCACGTCGAACGCACCGGCGAAAACGTTCACGTCCTCGAACTTGACGGGCGTTGTCGCTGTTACCAGTTTTTTGGCCATCATCTCGTTCTCCGGCGACACAACGAGGTAGCGCGGAACCATGCGGATGATCTGACCCGCGATGTCTTTCTGCTTCATCATCGCCGTCTTTGCCGCCGCAAGACTCTCCTCGCTTAATGCGCTGCTGGCACCCGTGAGGAGGTTGCCGTGGGTAGCATCGAAAATCCCCTTGCCGTCGGACATCTTCACGTTGTCGGTCAGCAGACCCCACACGAGGTTTCCACGGAGCATATCCCAATGGCGGACGAATGCCGACGGGATGATCGAGAACACGCCCAAATCATCGTTGATGAACGCCTGCCGGGTGTAACTGATGCCCTCGCCGAACGTCTCGACGCGGATCTGCTCCTTGCTCTCCTTAAGCGTGGTGTACTTAATTTCGCCACCCTCGGGGATCTTCTTCATGCCGTTGACGACACCGGCCGAATAGAGACCACGGGCGCGGAAATCGTCCACGCTGGTCTGACGGGCGATTTTGTCCCAAAACTCCGGCGCGAACTCATACTGCGCCCGCAGCATCTTGTTGATCACGCCCTCGAACAACAGCGGGAAATCGCTGGTGCTGTGCGCACGGCTGAAAAACGTCTTGGCCACCTCGGAACGGTCCATGCCTCGGGTGCTAATGCCGCGCTCGGACAACAGTTCACGGCCGATCTCTACCATGGTCATGCCACGGAACTCGCGGGCGCCGGCATCCAATGAGAACTTGGACGGATAGATGCGGTGCAGCAGCGCGTTCTCCACGGCTATACGCTTCTTGGTACCGGCATCCAAACCGGTCACACGCACGCTGTGATTGCCGTTTACGCCGCTATCCTGGCTCCGCTTGGCCAGTCGTCGCATGATTGCGGTACTGCACTGCTCCACGGTAAGATTGGTTCCGACCAGCGCCAGCGCGTAATCGGAGGAAAGGCCGGCGGCACGGGCCATCTGTTGGATCGCCTGCGTCCGCTTGCGGTTCTCCTCGGTCGGTTCCGTACCACCAGCGGCGGCGGTAGCTGCGGCAGCGGCCTCTCCCGCAGCTTCGGCAGCATCCTCGGCTGCGGCTGCGGCATCTTCAGCTGCGGCGGCGGCATCCTCGGCCGCCTTGATTGCGTCGGGGTCAGCCGGTGCGGCCTCCGCCTCGATCAGTGTGAGCGTAATGGTGTCGCCCACCTCGCCATCGGAAAGGGCAACGCCCTTAACGCCATCGACGGTTACGATGTCCCCCTGCTTTACGGGATCGCCCTCGACGACGTACTCCATGGTCTTACCTGTTTCTGTTGCTCTCGTTTTTTTCATGTTGGTGGTATTTGTGGTTTGTTTTCTGACAATTTCGACCGGATGCTGCTGTTGTACCGCGCGGATACCGCTGTCGATGTCGGCAGGCACCGGAGCGAGGGACAATTCGCTCGGCATCCAGTCTATTGCCCGGTAGATAGGCCGTGCGCCGTTCGGGCGCTCCTCTCGCTCGAACTTATAGATTTCGTAGCCGACCGAGATCCCTTTGACGATCCCGTCCACTACGTCCTGAAATATCCCTGCCACTTCGGGGCGGCTGGAGAAACGAACGCGGGCGCAAAGCTGGCGCGATTCGTTGATCCACACCTTTACCGTTCGGCCGAGTTGGCTATGAACGGTGTAGGCGTTGTGGCAGTCCAAGAGCGGTAAGCCTTGATTTGCACGGTCCATCCTGATAGCCCCAGCCTCACAAACCAGCATTTCGTCGTAGTCCTCCTCCCAGCCGAATCGCGTCACCATTTTCTCGGTGGCACATACGACATCTACCTCGCGAGCCTCTTGGTCGATGGTCGTAGGCTGCACGAGCGCCCGCCCGTACAACACACCCATGGTGCGGTTATTCGTTTCCTGTGTTGCCATTATTTTCTTCATTTTGGACAGTGGCGGCGGCCGTGTTCACGCTGTCGATGGTAATGCCCAACTTGGCCAGCCGGTCAATGTCCTGTTTGTACTCTTTGAAAAATTCCTCGGGTTCGCGGCCCATCTCTCGGATCGTCTCGCTGATCGTCGCAAGTCCGGCCTTGATCCTATCAACCTGCGCGGCGGTCTCGCGCTGCGGGTCGAGCTGCTGAACACGCGGCGCCGTCCAGTCGGCGGAAATGTAGGAGGATAATTCCCCCTTGATCATGCACGCACTAATAAACCAATTCCACACGGGGGCGCAAATCTGCGGCACGATCATGAAGTATTGCCAGCTCTTGAAGTTGGCCGTGACGTCGATTTTCGCCATACGGCCCGAGGTGAAGTTGACCCTGCTGTAATCCATGGTCAGCATCTCGTAGGTGATGCCATAGCCAGCGGCCACGCCCTGCAATATGCGACTGGCGTAAGCATCATAATCCGACACACTCGGCGGATTGGCGAACTCCACCGACTCGGCAGCGCCGAGATGCTCGACGATGCCCGGCTCCAAGCGCTCGATCCCTTTTTCGCCATCCTCTCCACCGTCATCTTCCGACCCCAACACAAAGGCGGCAAAGCATGCGGCCACCTTTTGCTTGACCAGTTGGGCATCCTCGTAGTCGGAGAAATCGCTCGTTTTCATGAACGCCGACACACCGATCGGCAAACCTCTGACCTGCCCGGGCCGCAATACCTCGAAAGCATGTAGCACATCCTCCTTGGGGTGGAATTTGCTGGCGAGCGCCGGCGTGACGATGTAGCTGTCGCCGGGGTGATAGTCAAAAATCCAGTAGCCGAGCAGACGCCCCTCTTTGCTGAATTGAACACCGAGGCGGCAATAGCCCATGTCGTTACTACCGTTGCGAGTGTGATCGAGTTGGTCGCCCTCTAAAATTTGCAACTGGATAGGAAGCGGGTTGTTGTCGTCTGGCATGACCCAGCGCCGCAAAATCAGCACCTCTCCACCCTCGGCGATGGAGCGCATTGCCAACTCCTGTAATCCGTAAAAGGTCGTTTTGCCGTACCAATCGCAGGCGGTCGTGTTGGCCCACTTGCTCCAAAGTCGTTTTACGCGCTGGCAGGTGTCCAGGTCGGCGTCCGGCGCCGGCTGGATGCCCTCGCCGATCGTGTGTTTTGTGATCGCCTCGACCGCCCGACGCGCCCATCCATTGTTACGTACCATGTTGCGGGAACGATCCCGCAACGTGACCAGCGCGGCCGACACCTCGCTGTTGACGCTCGTGGACTTGGCCATGCGGAATGCCTTACCGCGACGGCCTTTGTCGGCTGCCTCGTAGGCCCGTTTTTTACGGCTGCGTGATATTTCAAACGAAATTCTCATTTTTTGCTGAAATAGCCTCGATCAATGCAAGCAAGGCGACGACGACGCAAGCGACGTTCCGGAAACAACTCATCCTCGATCATCCGAACCAAATCTTTCATCTCGGCAAGCGACCGATAACTCACGGTTTTATCACCGTAGGTTATGGTGGTCGCACCGGTGGCGATGGCCTCCTTGAGCGCGGTATATTGTTCGATGGTAAACGACATGGTAGCGTAACGATTTGTGACGAATTTATGGGAGGTATTTCGTATTCACAATACCATGTGAAAAGGTTTACCGAGAACTCGGTAAACCTTTTCTAAATATACCGAGTTCTCGGTATATCAATCATCCCAAAAACTACCGCCCCGACGGCGCCCGCCGTTTTCGTCGCCGCGCGGCTCTCTCTTTTTGGCGGTGGCGCCACCCATTTGGGCCAATCGCTGGGGACTCAACCGATCCAGCCCGAGGATTGCCGCCGCTGCCCTGGCATAGACGCGGCAGTCCAGCGGTTCGTTGCGCTCGTAGCGTTTAACCCATTGCAATTTCCGATAACCTCGCACCACCTTGACGACCTGCTCCTCGGCGGTAAGTCCGCGAAAATAGTGCTCGTCATACTCGGGAAAATGGCAATAGTTCGGCGGCGGTACGCCGTTTTCGTCTTTCTCCAACCGCAGGTGGGCGTATAGCTCGGTTTTTAGGAACGACACGCCGATATTCCACTGGCGCATCTTTCCGACCTTTTTACCCGCCTTGGTGATGTCCACCTGCTTGGGCGGTGAAAAGGCCATGCCGAGATGATCCTGTCCCTTGATCGGTATGACGCGATCGCCGACGAACCGCCGGCAAAAGGTATAGACATGCGTCGTGTTGTAGCCGGTGTCCACTGCCATCATTCGGATGGGAAACTCCATGCCGTCCTTGCGCGGCCACCGCTCACTCACGACGGCGGCCAAATCGTCCCACACGGCGGTGCCGGCCGTGTCACCCTCGATTACGCGGTAGTCGATCGAGTAGCTGCGTTTGTCGGCGCACCAGCCGACGACCTCCAGCTCCAGGCGGTCGCGCTGCACGTCGACACCGGCGGTGAGGAAACACACATCGGCGGGCACGTGGTTGGTCTTGTAATGCTCGCGGCGGTTGTATAGGTTTTTGAACGGCGGCGCCTCTCCCTTTTCCGCCCACGTCTGTCCAAGGGTGGTGTTCACGAAAACCTTCAACTTGCTGGGGTTCTCCTTGGCAGCGATGAAATCACGCGCAATCTGCTCCCAGCTATGCCATCCGTATGGCGAATAGAGGCTGTTAATGTGGAATCCGATCACGTCATAGTTAACCTTTTCCGGCTTGGCAGGTACCCACTCGCCGTTTGCCAACATGGTGATCTTATGACGCTCGGCAATCAGCTCTCCGCAATGGTCGCATTTGTATTTCGCCGTTTCCGGGTGCCCCTCCTCCCATTTGAGGTTGGCAAACACCAACGGCTGCATAGCGCCGCAATGCGGGCACGGGACATGGTAGTAGTTTTGATCGGTTTCTAAAAACTCCCGCTCGATCGCCGAAAGTCCCTCGATTGTCGGGGTACTCAACATGAAAATTTTATGGTTGGGAAAGGTTCGGGTACGGGCGATCGCCAAGTCGATAGGCGAACCCTCGCCGTCCAAGTCCTGCGGATATGCGTCCACCTCATCCAAAATCAAATTCCGGATAGGGACCGACCGCAATCCCGCCGCGCTGTTGGCGCCGACCATCAGCAGCAGGCCGCCGGGGAAATTCTTTTGCGTGATCGTGTTGTTGCTGTCCCTACTCTTGGCCGGCGCCACGCGCTGCTTCAGCTCCGGGCAATTCTCGATCAGCGGGTCGATGCGCCCCTTGGACAATCGTTCGACCATTTTGTCGGTTGGTTGCACGAACATGGTGGGCGCCGGCGCTATGTGCATGGAATAGCCTACAAAATTGCTGGCGCCCTCGGTTCCGCCAATCTGCGCGGCCTTGACAAAGACAATTTTACGGTGCGGATCGTGAACGCTCAAGCAATCCATGATGTCGCGCAAGTAAGGGGTACGGCTCGTTCGGTACTGTCCCGATTCTGCGGAGCTGATCGGTGACAAAAACCGATATTTGTCCGCCCACTGCGACACCGTAATCCTGTCGAGCGGCCGCAAACCTTGGAAAAACTTGGTTATTTCTGTGAAAATAGTTGTCATTGGTCTATCCTTGTTTGAAAATCCGCGAGTTTTTGCAACGCATCGGCGATTGCATCGTAGATCGTGTTGTGAATGATGGCGCGATTATCCTCGGCCATGACCACATCTGTAATCCGGTCTGGGATCGCCAGCAGCGTGTCGCGTAATTCCTTGCCGGCGGCGAAAAGTTGGGCATTTATGCGCTCGCGCGACACCAGCGCCCCCTCTTTTTCCTGCAATTCCAGCTCTGCAATCCTTGCCTTGGCGATTTTTTCCTGTAATTGGGCATCCTCGTAGGTCATTGTAGGCGCGGCCGCAGCTTTGGCGGCTGGCTCCGGCTCGATTACCGTTTTGTCAAAGGTCTTGATGTAGCCGGCCAGAGCATTACGCACCTTGCGCTGGTTGGGGTGGGCGGAGTTCAGCGACTTGTACCAGCATACGGCGGCCTGCTGCGGGTTCAGATAATACGGAGAAGTCGCGGACGTCCCAACGATGTCCGCGAAATTGTCCGGTATATATCCGCGCTTTATTGCCGCTGTGATGGTCTTGGCGCTTATTCCGGTTGATTCCTCAAAATCAGATATTTTCACCCATCCCTTGGGCGCCCTTTTCTTCATTCAAATCGCTTGCTACCTGCTATGACAATTTTTTCCTACTGACTGGCGAAAAAATGCGGTGCCGACTACCCCCGATGTAGGGGGCCGGAAAGAACCTACAAAAAATATTCTTGCCCATACCTTTCACCCTCTTTATTGCCGTGCCGCGATCTTATTCACGCGGCTGGTTAATATACCGTGTACGCGGGCCGTTACCTCATTGCCCATGAACTCCGCCACGTCTGTCCGAACGTCCGGCGAAATACCCATCGTGAACGGCGAGGCCGTCATCAGCTCCGTAATACGCACCTTACCGCTGGCCGTCTTTTCTCGCCCGGGTACGAAGCCCACCCGCTTCTGATAGCGACCGCGCGAAAATACCCCCTTGTGCCCACTGGCCATGGTGGCGACAAAGGCATGCCGGATCATGGTCGTTTTACCCTTGTGGATCGCCACCGAAATAGACGATCCCGATTGCTTGGGCTTGAATGCGATAATCGGCAGTCGGCTTTCGTTTATCTTGATGCCTCCGTATAGGCTGCCGCTGTTGGCCTTTGGCGACACCACCGCCTGGCGTGATAGGTATTTCTGCGATATGTTGTATCGCTCCTTTATCCGCTTGTTTATGCGCGGGATCGAGCGTGTCAGCGCACTATTGACGCCTTGCGCCGTGCCGCGCAATATCTCATTGGGGGATAGCTTGCTGCGGAACTCGTTTTGGATCCGCTCGACCTCGCCGCGCTTTTCCTGTGTGATCTTGATCTCCATAACGTCAGATTATTGCATGGAAACGTCTGCCACGTGGTCGGCCGTCTCACCTCGTTCGTATTCTTTCAGCTTCTCGTCGATTTTGAGGTACAAATCCACCGGTTGGGGTGTCCGGCGCTTCAAATCCTCATACCACTGGCGCGATACGCCGGCCTCGCGGCATAACTGCGAAATGGACACGTTGGCCGCGTTCGCCCGCTGCCGGATGTCGTTCGCCAAGTCTTTGTCGCTTTTTTTCATAATCCAAAAAAAATTATAAATACATTGATTTCAACGCATTCCTGCACCTGCCATCTCTTTCGGCCCGCAGATGCAACTCCGCCATGTTCTGCTCGACATACTCCTGCACATTCGCGGGACACTTGCCACTCTCATACATGGCCAGTAGATACTCGGCAGGGACTTTCGCTATTACTTCGCCCTTGTAGCTGCCGAACGGCATACGGTCGGCCGTCTTCTGCTTCCGATCGGCAGCCTCGGTGTCCCTGCGTTGCTCGATGGCGGGCTTGTGCTCCTCAATGTACCGCGCTACACTTTCCGAACATTTGCCGTTCTCATGGAGCCATAGCAGGTAATCGGCGGGGACGCCCGACATGGGACGCCCCTTGTATTTGCCGTATGGCATGGCGCTGGTGTCTGTCAGCCTCCACATAGTCAATAGCGTTTCCCGTGCTTATATCCTCGGCCCTCGTTGTACTGCATTTTCAGCAGAACGTGCATTTCGAGATCGATGCCGAGTGCGGTGGATAAATCAAGCAGGCGAATAGTCGCGTCGGCCAGCTCGTCCTCGAACGTGTCTTTAACGTGTACCTCGAACTTTTCACGGAACGGAAAGATTTCACAGGGTTCCTTATCGAAAAAAGCCGATAAGTCGGCCCGTTTGTTCTTACGATCGGCTTCCAGCGCCTCGGCGAGTTCCGAAACGGTCAGCATTAAAGCGCGGGGGATGTCGATCGGTTCATCGTGGAACCCTTTCGCTTTGGCGGTTTCAAATGCACGTCGCCCCAATTCTTTGAGTGTTAAATTTCCCATGATTATTTCATTTTTGAAAGGTTTTTACTCACATAATCCGTAAAAGCTCATGCAACTGGTCGCTGTGTCATCGTCGAACAGGCTGCCGGTCGCGTTCTGCCATTTGACATATTGTACTACATCGTTTATTGTCGGATATTTCTCGCCGCTGGTAATCGCGTGGGCGGGGATTTTATCCGGTCCAAAAAACGATGACTTCAGGTCATGCTCCAGCGTGGCAATCTGCTCGATGCGATCCGGAGATTGGCGGGAAATGTTCAGTATATCCCGCTGGCTCGCCATGACGCACGGCCAGCACCCTACACGTTTATAGCCCATCGTGTAGAGCGGATTGGGTTCAAGCCCCGCCGAGAGGATGTAGTCAATCACCTGCTGCGCCGACCAATCGAATACGGGACGCAGTAGATCGTCAGCGTATTGCTTTCGGAACACCCGCACGTCGTGACCGCGATAGGTGTGCATCTTTGGTTTGCCCGCTTTATCATAACCGTATGGCTCGAAATAGTACTTAAAGTACGTGCATTGCTTTGACATAGCCGCACGGTTCGGAGATTCCGCCGCGCGTATGCCTTGGATCATCAGTATATTATCCTGTACGTTGTCGAGCACATAGTCGATGCACGGCTTGGTTTTCAACTCTTGGGTACAGAATCGGGCACGGGTGGACGGCCAACGCTTTTTCTGCTTGGCCAAACCGACCATCCCATCATACTTGGGCGACTTGAGCGTTACGAGGTCGAGGTTTAGCCGGTCGGCGATGCGATTGATGTACTCGTAGGTCAGTGGATGCTCCCATCCCGTATCGCAAAACACGGTGGTAAAGTTGGTGGTGATGTGCTCGCGCACCCACAACAGCGCCGCAAGGCTATCCTTTCCTCCGGAAAATGTTACGATTATTTTCATCTACCAAAGTGTTTTATACAGTTACAGATCGTGATTGTCGGATTGGCCCATTGCCGTTGAAACCGGCGCCAATCGGTTGAATATTTACCCTCAAGATCACGAAACAACATTGCCATTGGCATAAAACCGGCTCGCCACGCCTCGCCCATCCGTGTCTGTGCTTTCTCGAACGTGTCTCCCTTGTAACCGCACAACACATAACACCTCATCGAGTTGCTGGATTTGGTGAAACCTGCCTCGATAAGCATTTTGCCTGCCTCAACGAGCGGGTCCAGGTCGTTGGGGGTGTCGTAGGCGAAAAATAGCGATTGGGGATGTAACTCATGTATTCGTTGCGCCATCGTCGGGGTTAGCAACGCTGCCTCCAGTCCTCCGGTAAATTGCGGCTTGTGCGGCTGGCGGGCAAGCATGGCAAATACCTCGTCGATATGGCCCGGAGAGCAGGCCAGCAGGTTGTCATCGGTCAGAATCCAGCCGTCGGTAACTGGCAACTCTCGGAGCATTCCGCCCTCACGCTTGGGAACAGCGCAAAACCAGCATCGATTCGGACATCCTCGGCTGGTAATCACGTATCCGTGCCTCATGTACATACCAGGGATAAAATCGCCGCCCGGCTCATTGTAAGCGGGACCGCCGATCTTCACCGTTGCAACCGGCTCCCATTGTTTCGCCAGCCATTCAGCGATCGGTATGTCCCATGTGAACGTTACAGAAACGTGCACCTCGTCCGCTTCGTCGAAAAAGGACGGAGTTTCGCGGATACGTACCAGCTCGTCGGTTGGCGTAGCATTCGTCTTGGTTGGGAATACTCGTATTATCCGTTTTTTCATATCCATTTCAGAATAATTTTTGCTGCATTTGGTGATCGATCAATCTTCAATAACCCGCACGTAGGTATCGTTTATAGTTCGACCTATCTCTATCAACCTCAACGCGACCATTTCCTCCAATACGGCACGAAAAGCGGTGAGGGATTGGGAAAACCGCGTTTTCAGCATAAGTCCGTCGCGTATGACCAGAGCGTCGGCGGGCATCCTGTTTGTAGCCCGGCGGGTGCGTTGTACCTCGCGGACGTGGCGCCGTATCTCGGCGTGCAAAGGGTTGGCTGGTTCCATTTATTGCCCGCTTAATTTTTCAACGATCCGCATTTCTCGTTCGGATAACTCCCATACTATAGCCTCTTTTTTCACCGCAGCTCTTTCGGCGGTAACTCTTTCGGCGGCGGTATACGAGATTAAAAAACCGGATCCGCAAATCGATTTCCCGTGCTTTTTTTGGATGTCAAGCGCAGAGTGATGCACCATTTCCCGCTTGTCTATCTTTATCTCTCCCTTGTTTTTCACGATGTACGCTACATCCGAAACCGTCAGCACGCAGTCCGGGTATTTGTATTTCGGCAACTCCGCTTTCGGTGCCGAGCAAATGGCGTCGATCCCCTCATATAGCACAGGATCACCTATTACACCGGCTTCGCCGAACATATTGGACAAAAAAGATGTATTTACTTTTGCCCCGTTTTCGTAAACGATAGCGGCGCCGCATACGATCCGTGTACAGTCAAGGTCAGCGCTGAACAATGTCAGATGCGGAGCAAACAGGAAAAACTTGATCCCTCGTTTCAGATAGAACCGGACAATTTGAGAGACGATCGAAAAGGGCGGGTTGTCGATCACCACGCAATTATCGGGATAGACCAAGCTCTCGTAATCACCACCCGGATAGAACGGGCGGACAACGGTCATCCCGTCGATGTCGCAATGATCGGCTACATATTGCAAAACATAGTCGTACACCGCTGGAGGCGTATAGCAGTCGTCGGTCGTTTTCTTGGGATTGAATTTTTCCACAAAGCCCTCGTAATCGTCGAAAATACTTTTTTGCGACTTTCTGCGATTCGTGAACACGTGCTCCTCTTGGCCGAATAAATTTATACTTTTCATATCATGCTGCATTTTCAAAATCCAAAATCATACGCCCCAGTGCTTCGCAGATCACGCGGGCCATTGTAACCTCAACAGCGTTGCCGATGAACTTCTTCTGCTCGGCCTGTGTGCCTACCAGCTTGTAGTTGGCGGGGAAACCCATGATGCGTTTCAGTTCGGAAATCTTCAACATTCGCATCTTCACATCGACCAGCCCGTACAGCGCCATGAACTCCTTTATCTGCACCACGATCGGGCTGTCTGTGGTATATACCTCGTAGATCAGCGTATCGCCTTCGCGGCGGATGAACGGCGCGAGATGCTGCACGTCGTTCTCCGTTGTAACGATACTGGGCGGTCTTTTGTCCATCCGTGCGATCAGCGTGAAGCACGGGCGATCTATGGGTGCCCCCGCTGATGCGAATTGCGGGTTGAGTAGATAACGACCTTTACGGGGCGGTGTTTCCGCACAATACGTAACGAGATGGTGTTTTGGCGTGGGGGTTACAGTCCCGGCCGGCAACTCGACGGACGCGGTGCATCCATTTCCGTACTGCATATTCAGGAATCGAGGACGCACCAGTTGAAACCGGTCTTTCGTCGTGACGGTCGGGGCCGGCGCCTCGACGGGCGAGTTGTAGCCGTTGCCATAATATGCCGTCAGAAAATTGCCGGACACCAGTGCGTGGTGATCTACCGTCGTGATGGCGTGCGCCGGCCCGTCGATGCTGATGGCACGGTCGGCCGGTGATCCGCTGAAATGCTTGGCAAGGAAACACGCCTTTGCCACGCCGAGCCTGCTCTGCACCGCAACCGTCGGGCAAGGATCGTCGATACCGGGCGCAACGTACTTACCGCTTTGGCTCATGGAGTTGTATTTGACCATGAACGCCTCTTTGCCACCGGCGACGAACTTCACCAGCCCGGCGTGTATGCGCTCGAAGGTTGCATCCACCAGCGGCTTTTTGCGGCCGAATATGCTGGCGCCCTCGTCGTGCAAGTCCAGCACGTCACGAACCGGGCGCCACTTAGCGCGGGCGTCGAACAAGTTGGGGGCGGGCTTCTTGGCATGGGTGGGCGTCGGGAAAACGATGGGCAGCCGGCCGGCGGCGAAAATCCCGAAGAACCGGCGGCGGGAGGTGTAGGCCCCGAAGTCCGCCGAATCGAGGATGCGGTGGTCGAACCGATAGCCTCCGTCCGCGCAAATGCGATCCACCCACCGGCGGTAATGCTCGCCGCGATGGGCGGCATCGGGCACCCACACGGGGGCGATGGTGCGGCGCTTGTGTTTGCCGGTGCCCTCGGTCTTTATCGCCAGTGGACAGTATTCGCCATGACCGGCCGATGCCTCGACGACTTTCACCACGAGCGGCCCCCACGTCATGAACTCCTTGACGTTCTCGATTTGGATGTAGTCGGGCCGCAGTGCGTCGATGTATCGGAAAAGGTGCTCGGCAAGCGTGCGGCTGTCGGCGTCGCGGCTTTGGCCGCCCTTAGCGATCGAGAAGTTGGTGCACTCCAGCGACGCCCACAACACCACGCGGGCGGCAGGGTATTGTTTCCGCATGGCTTCGACATGGGCCAGCATCCGGTCGAGGTTCAACGTGCGGATGTCTTCGACAAAGTGCAGCGCGTCGGGATGGTTGGCCGCGTGCGAAGCGATCGCGTTGGCATCGTGATTGACGCACGCGATCACCTTGGCGACCTGCTCGCCGTGCAACCGTGCCGCCTCAACGCCTGTAGATGTTCCACCGGCGCCGCAAAAGAGGTCTATGTACAGAAAGCGGATCATAGCGTAATGCTTTCAAATATCCCCAGCTCTTTACTGCGGCGTCTGTTCTCTATTTCGATATATTGGGGATTTAATTCGAAACCGATAGCATTGCGGCCGAGTTTATTGGCCACGATGCGCGTGGTGCCGGAGCCGTTGAACGGGTCGAGTACGAGGCCACCGGCGGGACACCCGGCAAGGATGCACGGCACGATCAAATCCTCGGGGAACGTGGCGAAATGGGCCTCTTTGAACGGCTGCGGGGGAACTGTCCACACGCTTCGTTTGTTGCGCGTCGTTGAAGCTTCCGGCGCTATCTCGGTGTATTCAATCGCTTCCGCACGACCGGAGCGATGGAATGATCCGTGGCCGCCTTTCCCCGTGTCCCATCCTGCCGGCTTGCGCTGCCGGTTCTTGCCGACGTTCGGATGGTTGATCAGGTTCTTGCCATCCTCGAATTTCGATCCGTTCCACCCGGTCGCTGGCTCCTTGATCGCCTCGGCGTCGAAGTAGTACTTGGCCGATTTGCTGAACAGGAAAATATACTCGTGTGCTTTCGTACATCGGTCTGTGACGCTCTCGGGCATCGGGTTCGGCTTGTGCCAAATAATGTCCTGACGCAAGTACCAGCCGTCAGTACGGAGGGCGAACGCCAGCATCCACGGGATCCCGATCAGATCTTTATTTTTCAGATTTTTGCACTCCAACCTGAATCCGGGTTTTCGAACTGGCTGGCATCGGTGTCCGGCGTAATCCGTTTGTGCGTTTTTTCGGACAGCATTGCCTTTGTAGCAGTTGTAGCTGTCGCCCATGTTCACCCACAACGTCCCCTCCGGCTTGAGTGCCCGACGCAGCTCTCGGAACACCTCAACGAGTTGAGCGATGAAAGCCTCCGGCGACTCCTCCTGCCCGATCTGACCGTCCACACCGTAATCACGCAGCCCGTAGTAGGGCGGCGATGTGACAATGCAATCCACGCATCCGTCCGGCAGCAGTCGGGCCGCTGCAAGCGCATCCAGGTTGTAGGTGGTATTGATTTGCATAACTTTCGTTTTATCGGTTTGAAGTCAGCCGAGCCACCAGCGCGGCGCATTCGTCTTTTGTGCGGGGCAACTCGATCGTGGTGGTGCGGCCAAGGTCGGCAAACAGGCGCTTCAGCATCTTGATGCGGATCTTGCCCTGCTGGGTGGCCACGCCCTTGGTGTCGATCGCCATGTCGTAATCCGGCAGGTAGAAGTCCAGCGTGTAGGTGATCGCCCGAACGTTCTCCCCGTTGTAGGTGAACGGCTCTTGTAGGGTGTAGCGTTTTTGAAACAGAAAGCCTATTCCGTGCGATTTCAGCAGATCGTGCATGTAGCGTTCGAGCCGGCTGTCGAAGATTACCCCGTTTTCCTCGGTTTTCGTCGCGTTTAAGACCTTTCGATTGCCGATCGGTGTAGTTATACCATTTCGGGGGAGATCGCCGGAAATAAGCCGTCTAAATTCGCTTGCGGTCATCGTGTCGGTGTTGTCGGTCGATCTTCGTCTCATGCTTGTATTGCGGCTATGTCGATTTTACGCATCCAGTACTTCGTGCCGTCGGGCATTGCGAGGAACTGGAAATCGTCCCACGCCCCTCGGCCTCCGTCCACCTCGGCGATCACCTCGTTGTACGTGTATTTGCGGCCCGTGTCGGCTTTGCGGCTCTTGATGATGATGTCGTGAGCCACGAACGAGGCGAACGTGGAGTAAGCGGATTTGTTCTTGTAGGCCCCTTTGTTGTCGATCTGTGCGATGATGCGGTTGATGTCCTCGGCGCTGAACTTGGCGAGGATGTCGCGGGCCTGCTCCTCGGTGAGCGGTTCGGCCATCATGGTGATCGCGGGGAAAGCGGACTCCAGCCAGGCAAGAAACTCGGCAGCTTGGTTTCCCCCCAAACCCCCTTTCCATTCAGTAACTACTGTGTGTGTTATTATATCACCATCAGAATCATAATCAATATCATAATCATGGTTTTTTTTGCCACGTTTGGTTTTTTCTGTTTCGTTTGGATATTTTTCAAACCGTTTGGTTTTTTCTGTTCCCAATCGGTTCTCCTTTTCGCCCACATTCTCGGTTTCATTCGTATTTCCGTTAAACCGTTCGGTTTTTTCGCTTTCCATTCGGTTATCTTCGTTTACGATTGGTTTATATGTTTCCGATTGGTTCACAGTTTCGGCGTCAGCTTTCTTCGGGCGCCCGCCTCGCTTCCCGTTCTCTCGGTTCTGCTGACATTTGGCATCGTACCTTTCCGAATATGAGTCTATCGAGGCCCTGATGAACTCGAAGCACATGGACGTTATGCCATCCAAGGATGGCATATCTTCTCCGGATGTATACGCAAAAAGCGCCGTCAACAAATCTCCCCGCTGCTCTCGGGATAGTAATTGTACCTGCGGGTAAAAATCGCAGCGTAAGATAAATGTACCTTTACCCGCATTTTCTTTGTTTTTCATACTCCAACCTTAAATTTCAATCTCTATTCTTCCGGTGCGTCCAACTCCCGACAAATGGCATCCGCAACTCTTACCGCCCACTGCGCCGCCTTTTCGGGTATGTGTCCGATCCCGCAATCATTCGATGCCATGATGCCCTGCAAGGCCATCCCCGCAAACCATTCACGGCGGGATAACTTTCGGGCGATTTTCTTGCCCCTCGGCGCCGGCGCGGTAATGTTTTGCGTCGCGGGATCCCGTTCTGTCTTTTTCGTCCAATTTTCGCAGTAATTTGAACCGTGGTTAATGTCGAGGCAGTTTGTCCTGTTTTTGTGATCTTCAGGGTATTCACATTCTCCGACTCCATTGGCATCCTCATTCTTGAAGCAAGCACACGATCCGCACACCTTTGTTCCGTTTTCCGTCGCCTTGTTGTACTCCGCCCTGATGTCGGCGGAACATTCGGGACATAGCACCGATTCATCGCTCGTGACGACCCACTCCTCATTGCAATCCGGGCATCCGTACTCCTCGCAATTATCGCATTGCACCAGCGGCATCCCGCACTCGGGGCATGTTTTTGGATTATTCATTATCGTAATGTTTTAGATATGACGGTAACATTTTGCAACCCAAGTCTGTGCAGCCGTTTCGGCCACCGCAAACGGCCTTACAAAGGGCTATTCCGGCTCGCACCCGAGCATCCTCCTCGGCGAGTTCAGCAACGTTTGCCATCGCCGTGCGTAGTTGCCATTTGGCGTGCTCTGACATATCTACTTCGAGGTGAGACATACATCCGTCGATAAACTCTTTTGCTCTTTCGCTTTTCATCTCTTTTTTAGGGTCAAAATGGGAAATCTCGTTGCTCCTCTGTCCGGCGCTCTCGGCAGGTCTTGCCGAGTGTGGCGGTCAAATAGAGCGGGTCGTATTGGCAACCGATTTGCTTGGCGACCCACAAGGGGATCCGCCCGTCGCCGAGGTATGCCGCGGTGATCGCATCGCATAGCTCGCATTCTTCGTGCTTGATGCACCGGTCGCAATTCTCGGCATCCCAGGTTGCCAGCTCGCTGCCGCTTCCGAACGTCCTCACGGGCGTGTCCTTTTCAAATGGTCGATTGTTCCATTCCATAATCGGGGGTATTAGTTTGTCAAATACAACCGCACGCGGCCGTCGTCGTATAGCTGGAACCGCAGGCCAAGTGCTTCCAAAACATCCTCATAGTTACCTCTGATGTAATCGGAAATGTATTTGCGAGAAATATCCTCGCAATAACGAATGGTGAGAAAACGTAGTTCTCGCTCGCTGTTGCACTCGATAATATTGTAGAATGCGCCGGAACATCCGCGAAAAAATTTACGTCTAACATCTATCGCGGCGCCTTTCATCTGTTCAAATGTCGGTTTCATGGCATACGGTTTTATGTAGGTTATTTTTACCTCCCATCCACCCGAATGGGTCGGGCATACAGTCCAGTTTTACGCGATCCATTGCCCGCACTTTTTTACGCGGAAGTTCGTGCCGATATATCAGCGTCCTTATGCTGGCAACCGGTCGCCCGAACTCCTCGGCGATGGTGAAGACGTCCACGCCGGCCATATACCGAGCGATCACGTCCTGCACGTCGCGTTTCTCCCATCGTCTGCTCCTCTTTTCCATTGTTGCGGGTTATTCGTGTTTGTCGAACCAGCTGGCGCGGTTGCTTTGCGACGCCACCAGTTCGATGCGCTCCGCAAGCACTCGGCACTTGCTGTTTCGTGTTCCGTCCTTGATTATCTCGATCAGCCCCTCGGCGGCCCACCGGTCGACCGTACCACGGCCGAATTTCCGGTAGCACTGGGTAAGGGTGTAGTATTTCGCATCGTCGGCCAGCTCCGCCCGGGCCATACGATACCCGGCAGCGTAGGCGGCGGCTATCTGCTGCAAATGCAGTCGGTCGAGAGGTTCGTGGTTCATGGTATTACGATTTACGGGTTACTTTGATAACGCCGGTTCCCCTCAACGCGGAGACCGACAATTTGATGTTTTTACCCTTGCAGTAGCGGCTGGCGTTGGCCCGCACGCTCGATTCGGTAAACTCGGCAACGCTGAACTCGACGCTTTCGCCAAGCCTCAACGCGGCAAAGGTTTCGGCAAAGTTTACGGTTCGGACTAATTCGGCCATAATTAAAAATCTGTTTATGTTTTGTTCCCGCGCCGGTATCGCTCCGGGTAACCGCTTGACGGTTCGCGGGAGGGTGTTGCACTCAATAACTTGATTTCAGAACAATCAGCGTCACTGTTTGAGGTCACCCATTACTCCGCGATTCATGCGATCACGGACACGCTCCTCGCAACCTTCAAGGAACATCCGCAGCCCGGCGATCTGCTTTTCGTTCTGCGGCGACGGGAAACGGTTATTCAGTTTGATAGCACGGTCGAGCAGAATATAGGCTAACTGCTCCGACTGCACGCCATTAATGACACTTCCGTCGTCATTTTTCTGTACAAACTGAATGCGGGTTTCGACGGGCACATACTTTGCTTTTCCGTCAGAAAAGCCCTCCGAGTGTTGAATCGCATAGCAATGCGCCCCGCCATATACCGGGTCATCGACAACACAGATGGTTTTTTCCTCACTCGGGAACACTTGATAATCTAACTTTTTGAACATACTATTTTTGTTTTTATGCCTTTCGGCGGTTTGTTTTTCAATCAATTCAGGGTTGTCGTGGATATTGCCCTTGATCTCGAAAAAATGGGTAGAATCCATGTAGCCCCAGTTCGGGGTGTTGAAACCACATGCGGCTTCGTCCCATTCGATTATGATCTGAAAGGGCCAATATCTGCCGTTAATACTCCCGTTGCTTCCACCGATGATGTCGCCCTCGTAAATCTCGGCACTGTGCATGTCTTTGAGGCCCGTGTACTGGCCGACGGTGGCGGGGATAACCTCCGTGTCGGCGGCCCTCATTTTCCCCGTGAAAGGCAGGATAAAACACCGTTCGCCTCGGCGGATCAGCGAACCGTACAACCATGCACCGGTCTGCTTCGATTGCCCTCTAAATTTTACGTCTCTCATAATCTCGTTATTTTGATTATATTTGTAATTACTAACGTAATGACACTGCAAAGATGATAGAAATATTTATCACATGCAAATAATTTGAAGAAAATATTTTTCAAAATCATGTTAAAAGACAGATTGGATTTAATAATCAAGGAGTTAGGATTATCTGGTAGACAGTTCGAAAAGGAGTGTGGACTCCCACCTGGCTCTTATTCCAGTATATCCGATGGGGTTGGTGCGAACAAATTGAAGCAAATACTTATCAAATACCCACAAATATCATTAGATTGGATAATTATGGGAGATGGGGATATGTTCAAAAAAAATGAGTCCCAAATCGAAAAAATTGATAAAAATTCAGAGCGAATTGATAAGCTATTAGACATCGTTGCCTCCCAGCAAAAGACCATCGAGGAGCTGACGAAGAAAGTGGGAAACGCTGTAACCCTCCGTGCTGCCACGGCGGGGGCATAAGATTGCACCGAGGCAGCGAGAGGGAGGGCGCCCTTGATATGGCGATTGCCGCCAAACAGCCGACAGAATTTGATATAATGCTATTTCACGCGTTTGCAGAATGAAAATCTATATCGAGAAAATAGGAAAATCGTTTCGCGTCCACTCGCCGGAACTCCAACAAATCAAAGAGAGCATTTTTTTTGTCGATAATATTGAATGCAAATCGGGCAATGTGTCTGACGCATTATCGGATTTTAATGAATTGATTTTGCGAGAATTTATTGAGTTTTTCGTCAATGAACATGGCGGAAACCTTACAGATTTGCCCGATTATCGGCATGTTGAATACATATTCGACTCGGATTCATTTGAAAATTATTACTTGGCAGACCCGACTGTGTACACAAAGGAAAGACACCCAAAGACACCGAAACGCAACCGCAATCCATTTTACGAAAAAATATTGTCAGGCGAGATTGTTGTGGAGGAAAAACTATCGGGTGACTCCCTGGTGCCGGATTTGGAGCATGCGGATCCCAATAGTCCGTTTTACGACAAAAAGGTAGTATTTACTGGTGTGCTTGAATCAATATCCCGTAGCGAGGCGGCCGAGATCGTCAAAGCAATGGGTGCAGATATTAACAACTCGATCAGCAGCTTGACAGATTATGTTATCGTCGGCGCGGATGCGGGACCATCCAAATTAAAAAAGATCGAGGATTGTAATGCGAAAGGTGCTAATATTCGGGTTATTTTCGAATCCGAATTTTTGAAAATGATAAAATAAAAAATCCCCCGATCACTCCGGGGGATTTCCAATATTGCAGGGTAGGATATGAGGGGTTACGATGGTTCTTTCCCCGCCTCTTTCATGATCGCATTCCGGTGCCGCATCATCGCGGCGAGGTCGTCGTTGCTGTCTTTCGGGCACAAGAAGATGAAGAAAGCGAAAGTTTGCTCGAAAGTTTCTGTCGGAAATCACACAAATCTTTGCGCGAAACTTTGTAAAAAGCCCCCGGAGCATCTCCGGGGGCTGCCGTTTCCAAATAGGTCGTCGTCAAACAATAACTACCGGTAACAGCGATTCATTACGGCACGATCGAGGAGAACGCCACCGCGAACCGGTGCAGCGCCTCGACGATCTTGCGGCGCTGGGCAGGGCGGGGCTTGGCCTTATCGTTCGCATAACGGCCCAACTGGGCGGCCGGTATGCCGGTCAGTTCCGCCAGCTTGGTGTCCTTGATGTACTCGCGTGCATATTTCAACGCGCTGACTGCATCGTACTCCAGTTCGATCTCATACGCTCCGTCCAAATATGCCTTGTAGGGAAAGCCCATCTCCTTGGCCGTTTTGATGTAGAGCGCAACGCCCTCTTTCATGTCGGCAACGGCCGCCTCGACGGTATCGCCCATGCCGGCAAACATATCCTTTTCCATCATGGCCGAAATCGTTCCGTCCGATGCCCATTCGATGATAACCTTTACCTTTTCCATAGTCGTGTGTGTTATTTTGTTTCCGGTTGCCCGGGGAGGGGGCTTATTTCAGCCCCATCTCCCGGATAAACCGCCTTGCTATTCCCGAACCCATCTCTTTCGAGCCGTGAAAAGGAACCGAAACCGTTTTGCCATCCTTTTCATAAATTACGTGGCTCCCTGTCTGTCGAATAGATCGCCATCCATTTTTTAGGATTAGGCGGTGCAACTCACTTGATTTCATATTACCCTTTGTTATTGTTTGACGATACAAAGATAATGCAAAATATATCATTATCCAAATAAATAGTATATTATTTTATACTTTCGTAGAAAATAATTAGTATTTGCTCTTCACGTAGTCCAAAACGATGCGGTTATTCGTGTCGTTGCGCGTGAACCGGCGGTGAATGTACCCCCGCGTGGTCTTGAGACTTTTGCCGCTTTCGAGGCCGGTAGCTGCCCCGACGTGATTCAGTGCCAGCGCGATGTCGGCCTCCGAGATCCCGCACTCCTCGGAGGCAAGGGTGGCCCAGGTGTGGCGGATGTAATAGGTACTCAACGGCACATCGATACCCAAGTGCGCGGCAAGCTGTTTGCAGCCCGCATTCACGTTGTGGTTGAACTCTCGAAAATTGGCATACATTTTATAGAACGAGAACAACCGTCGTTTGTCGGGGTCGCGATACTTGTGGATCAGTGGCAGCGCCTCCGGCTCGACCTTTACGGACATCAGCGCCTCATCCTTGCGACGGGTGGCCGTCTTTTGGCGGTGGTAGGTGATCCGATCCTCCACGATCTCGGCATCGTCTCCGAACAGGTCGGCGGTGTTCATGGCCAACAAGTAGAACGAGAGCGCCAGCACGTCCCGCGCCAACTGCATGCGCTTGCCCGGGACCGCCTCGGCTTTCAGGATCTTCACGAGGTCATCCTCGGAAAGATCGCGTTTCTCCGGTTCCTCTTTCACCTCGACCTGCAATTTCTTGCTGCCGAACGGCCGGTGCGTGATCAGGACCGCCTCGGCATCCTCGTCGTTGTACTTATCGCAGGCCGCATTAAAAAGGGTTTGCAGGTCGGCCAAATAGTCCTTTGCCGTTTGCGCTTTGCACCCGGGGCGCCGCACCGTCACCTCTTTTCCGTGCTGGTTCGTTCGTGTCTGCTCGTGCGGTTTCTGCATATACTCGACGAATCCCTGCAAGTTCTTAACGTTGATTTCCTTGACGAATACGGTGGAACGCCCGAAATAGTCGGTTAGGTTGCGAATGACGGCCTCAAATCGTCCGGCCGTCCCATTACGTCCCTCGGCCCTCAACGCCTTAATATGGCCCTCGCAAAAGGCAATGAAGTCGATGCCCGCACCGCCGTCCGTCGTCGTGTACTTTTCGATATAGTCCGCCAACTCGCGGGCCGTGTATTGCGAGAGATTCGAACCGAGGTTCCGCAGCAGGATATTTTCATACTCGATGATGTCGCGGTCGATCAGTCGCACAACCTCGGTGTCCCTGATGGTTTTGAAGTCTGCCGTGATTTGCTTGCGCGAAACATAGACGTCGGTACGCAGATAAACCGACTGTCGGTTATGCGTTAGACGAATCGACACGCGAAATTTTCCATCACGGCGCTGGTGATGCTTGAATACGGCGATTTTGTAGGTAGGCAT